AACTGTTTTTAGTATTTCTAAGTTAGATTCTAGATTACCATTGTCAGGTGACAGCACAGGACAGTCAAGTATACCTGTCAAAGATACACCTAATAATCTTTCTTCTTCTGTATTAGTTTTCCATATTTTACGTAAGTATTTAAAGTTAGTTAGTGTAGATTGAAATGTACCTAATATAGTAGCCATACGTACTTTTTCTTGTAGTGAAAGCATATCATCTGTTTCACGTGCAACAACCTCTGTAAGATTACAGAACTGATAAGGTCTAAGTATAATCTCACTGCAAGGATTACAACCAAACTCGTGGTCGGTCTCACGTCTTCCATTCTCAGATGCTTTTACTTTAGCTGCCTTACGATTAAAAATACCACGTTCACCTGACTTAGATTCATATAGTGCTGTCCACTCTCGCATGAATGTACCCATATCAGGTTTACCTTTAAATGCAACAGAGTTATTAGCGAGTGCTCTTTGTCCTTCATTCTCCCACCATTGACCTGACTTAGCGTGTCTCATTTGGTCATCACTTAAATTAGACAAAGATATAAGAGCAGACCTACGTACTCCACCTACAACGACTACTTCTCCTATTTTGCACATTAAGTCGTGACACTCAATAGGATATAATCTTCTACCCTTCGCACCTTCAAACTTCTGTATACAAAACTTGAACAAATCTATAAGAGGAGCAGGTCCTGATGCTCTACCACCAAAAGTTTTTAATCTAGCACCTGCAGGTCTTACTTCTGATACATCCCATGTAGGTATCTGTCCTACATATAATAAAGATATTAACTCACGTAATGCTCTTGCCCATCCGGGTCTAGAATCTGCTACCTTTATAACAGTAGATGACTTTTCAAAGTGTTCATTTACTACAGGTAGTTTATCTACATTCTCTCGCTCAACAGAGAAACCTACACCTGTGCCACACATAAGTATATACATACACTCATCGAAGGAACGAGGACTATCTACAGGTATATAACTACAATTATATCCTGCTACGTGACACCTATCTAAAGCTACACCTGCAGTCATTAATGCTCTCATACTTGGCATAGTGCCAAGAGATATTATAGACTCATTTAGTTTCTCTTTAAGAGCTTTTGTAATCGTGTAGTCGTAGTTAGTTTTTAGATGATTATCCATGTAATCCATGTATCTATCTACAGTTTCTATCCAAGTCTCTCTTCTTTGTTCATCGTCTTTCCATCTTGCATATCTAGAAAGAGCTATAAAATTTTGATAATCAGTTGGTAAATAGTTTTGCATTTAGGTCTCCTCTGTTACTATCTTTATACTCTTAACTTTCACTCCTTCTATCTCGTGAAAAGTCTCATTGATATATTCTTCCATCTCTTCGTCTACTTTGCCATCGGCAGGAACTGCATAATCTTCAGGGTCAATTAGCAGTGTCATCATAATCTTAACTCGCATCTTTTTCAACCACATCTATTAGTTCTGTAAGATACCATTGTGCTTTCTTCAAGTCTTCTACACCATTCTTGTATCTGTATCTCCAAAGATATTTCATAATGTTACCCTGTAGGTAGTATTCAAATCCATCATCAGTCATAGCTCTAATAGCATCTATAGTTTCTATCCCTGCTTTGTTATAATGTGGTGGATGATTAACCATATCCATAGTTTGTTTATGGTCTGATTGTTCTTGTGCTTGTTTGTTTCTCATTTTCATATACTCCAAATGTCTCAATGTAAGTCTCCGTCAGGTTTAAAGTTAACACGAATAACATTATCACATTCTCTAACTTCCGTCAACCTATCTATGCCTTTTGTTAGTTCTTCATGTGATAAATATTTATCAGCTAATCTTTGTGTCTCATCTCTAAATATTTTATTCTCTTCCATAAGAGGAACAGAAGCACATATCTGCTTAGTAAACTCAATCATAGAATAAAAGTCATCATCATCAAGTGTGTTTGCTTTATCTACTACCATTTTAAGAGTGACTTCTCCTGTCCATTTATTTTTATTATTAAGATGTGGTTTTACTACAATCATAAAGTCAATAGGTCTTACATCATATTTATCATCCATAATTATCTCCTTATCTTTGCTGTAGAAAATCGTATGAATTTAGGGTGCTTGTTTTTACCTTTCTCTTTCAGCCAATCTTCAGGTATTATTCTATCATAATATCTAAATCCATATTTAATACACCACTCTGCGTATGTTGACTTAGCACCTTTTCTAAGTTTCTTTCTGCTATTTTCAAACACAAATCTAATGTCTAAGTTTGGATGTTGTTTCTTAATCGCTAGATGTTTTCTTCTATCTAATGTTAAGAATCTACCTTTAGTTTCTATTATAATCCCATTATGTAATATAAAGTCAGGGGTATAGGTGCGATAACATAAGTCTTCCCACTCTATTTTAATAGACTCATAAGAAAACTTACACTTGTTTTCTTTTAAGTACGTGGAGAGCTTATGTTCTAAGCCACTCCTATACCCATGCTTGATTGCATCTCTGCGTACTTTGTGTGGAGACACTAAAGTAACCTTCTCCACCCTGAAAAAGGACTGAACTCGTAAGAATCATGAGAGTATGTAACACCAAGAGCTTTCATTTCTTCTTTAACAGCTTCGTCAGCTAACTTCTTAGCTTCCATAGCTTCCCTCAAACCTTTGGTTCTCAGTTCACGAAGAGTCTTCTTAGCTTCAGCTAACTCTTTCTCCATAGTTTCTATATCTTTATTCAGTTCTTCTATTTTTTTTGTATCTGTAGTCATTTTAAACTCCATATTTTACTTGCTTCTTCTTTCATACCTGTCCACAACCAAGAGTCTAGGTTAGGATATGTAAGAGAAGCTATCTCATGCTTGTCATTACTGACAGACAAAAACTTTTGTATACCTAAAGCTACTCTTTCAAGTTGTTTTTTGTATACAGATAAGTTTTTAAGTGTAAATATCTTATGTTCTTTAGGACTTGCAAAGAACAGGTCTACACTACTCTTAGGGTATGCCATAGAATATAATGCCATCTGTCTTTTCTGTGCTTCAGTCGGTCTTGTAGGCATCCTTGTGGTTGTCTTCAAGTCAACTATCTTGTCAGCAAATCGGAAGTCAATATATCCTATGATAGGTACAGGTAAGTCATCTAGTTGAACTGAAACCTTCTCTTGGTATGCTTCAAGATTATCATAGTTAAAGTTCTCATCAATGACTTTACCAAAACCTTCTAACAACTTCTTTTCTTTAGCTGTCTTCGTGTCTCCTAAATCAATACCTGATTCAGCACACAGAGACATGAAGTGCATATCTAAATACTTAAAGTCAAAGGTTTTCTTTTCGTACTTGTCTGCTAAAGTAGCTTCAGTAGCAATACCCCTCACAGCACTAGCACCACTTGATGATTTAACACCAAACAAATACCTAGCAACCCACAAAGCATTATCATTAATGTAAGTGTTGATGCTACTAGGTGACAAGTAGTTAATACCATGCACTGCGAAGGGGTTATTACTTAGCACTATGCGTTTTCCACTTCTATAAAGTTATCTTCAGCATCAATGATATCACTAACTGCTGATGACATATCTTCATCAATGGAGTTTTGAGAAGCCTGTTCATTCCACTCAGATACTATATACTGATTATAGTTTTCCACCCAAGCTAGGAAGTCTCCAAACATAACTTGGTCTTTTTCTGACAGGTCTATCTTCTTAGACAAGTTCAACGTGCTAGTAGGCAGATAGAACTTACTACCATTAGGTAGCTTTCTAGGTTCAGTAGCTAGAGATATAGTATGCTGAACAGGCAAACACTTTTGCTTTGCTAGTTTTGTAAAGTTAACACCAATAGTTTTGAATGCTTCTCTATTATCTATCTCCCATATGAATGGTGTAGTTTCAAACTCAACCTTATTGCCATTGACATCAACAGCATCATGCAAGTCAACTAAACCAAACACTACACGTACACGTTTAATCTGCTTGATAAGTTCTTTAGTTTTATCAGGCAGAGCATCAAAGTCTTGTATCCAACCTGCAGGTTTACCACAGTTGAATCCACCTTGATTATCCTTTAGGTCTTTATTAAGATTGTCAGCCATGACAGTCTTATGATAAGTACCCATAGGTTCTCCTGCTTTTGCAGACATATTCTTTACAAATCTTTTGTACATATATCTCTGCATGAAAGGTCTGATGGTTGCAGTCTTACCATACAACACCTGACCTTCAGGAATGTCTAATTTATAAGTACCACCCTTCACTATAATCTCGTCATCCTCTTCAATGGGAGCATGATTAATTCTAAATCTAGGTAGCTGTGGTGCTTTCTTTTCTACCACATTATTTTCGTTAGCTATTCCCATAGCCTTTGCCATAGATTCATAATTGTTAGTGTCTATGGTCACTATATTTGCTTCTGTCATATATATTCTCCTTTCAGAAAGTTAAAATGTTTCATAGTTATATCAGCTAACGTCTTTAGTGTCAAGCCAATTATCACCTATTTTTGCTTCTAATAATAAAGGTACATTGAAGTCTATTCTAAACTGTTGATTTATAATAGCATTCATGTCTTCGTTGATACCTTTTAAGATGAAAATAACTTTGTTAATCTCATCAGGGTGTACATCAATCACAATAGAATCATGTACTGTATTCACGATACAAGACTGTAATAACTTTAACCTGTCTTCTATGTGTATAAGAACTAGTGGAACTATATCTGCAGTTGCAAAACTCTGCACAGGATAATTCTTTATCTGTGTAAATTGAGATACAGAACCATTCATTCTTCTTTGTACATCAGGAAAACTAAACTCTCTTCCTGATGGGGTTGTAATGCTTCTCTTTTCTAGAGCTTCTTTAGCCAATTTGGAATGCCATAGTGCGATTCCTTTGTACTTCTTGGTAAAGTCTTGGTAATACTTTGCTTCTGCTTTTGTTCTACCAAACCCTGTCGCACCATATAACGGAGCAAAGGTATGTGCTTTAGCTTCTTGCCTAGTTGTACTTTGACCTGAAGCTGATATAACTTTAGCAGTATAAGAATGTACGTCAAATCCTGTTTTAATCTCATTCATAGCCACCTTATCTTGTGATAAAAATGCAGCAGTTCTAAACTCTAGCTGTGCAAAGTCAGCTTCTAGAATCTTGCCACCTTCCCAACGTGACACAAACACCTTCTTTACAGGAAACGTACCACCTCTAGGCATGTTCTGCATGTTAGGGTCAGCACCACTAAATCTACCTGTCGCAGTTCTGTGTTGCAGTAGTCTTACGTGTAACATACCATCTGATTTTACGTGTGTTTTGATACCTTCAACGAAGGAAGACAGGTATGTATCTAATGCAGACAATCTCTTGAGGTCTTGTAAAAAGCCACTAGCTTCTTTCATACCTGCTCTATTTGCCATGCCCTGTAACACGTCAAGATTACCTTTGGATACACCAAAACCATTTGCAGATATCCATTTAGCATTTGGTGCATTAAACTTCAGTCCTGCTATTGAGGTAGTTGGATTGAAGATATATCCCTGAGTATTGCAATCAACACAATTATTAGTATTAGCATATGGTGTGCCATTCTTTCTTACCTTTCTTATTTTTCCTGTGCCATTACAAGTCTTACACATAATAGCTTTTGTTTTATATACAATATCAGAGTTATCTCTGACTGCTCTTCTAAATTCATCATTAGCCATGTGAGGAGTAAACTCATTTGCCCACATAGCTTTGTCTTTAGGTTTCCTGCTATAGATAACCCATGACATCTGTTCAGGACTATTAAGATTGATAGGCATATCCCCCATTAACTTTCCTACTTGGGTAGATAATCTTTTTTCTATCTCAACCTTCTCTGTCTCAAACTCTTTTCTTACAGATTCTAATGTAGTCTCATCTACTTTAAAACCATTCCTATGTGTCCTAGCTAAAGTGACACATACTTTGTTTGTAAGTATTACTGTGTCCATAAGATGAGCATACTTTACAGAGTTAAGTTTTTTATACTGCTTATCAGCTAACTGCTGTGTAGCATGTAAGTCTGCAGATAGGTACTGAGACAACTCCCCTCTAGGTATTTCATCTGTAGCATAACCCTTTGCAAAATACTCCTTCAAAGTATCTTCCTTCTTTGTCTCCAAGTCATATCTCAATGCACAGTCTTTCAAATGCAAGGGTTCTTTTATACCTCTTTGTAATATGTATTCTGTAAGCATAGTATCAAAGACAGGACCATCATACTTGAATCCACATTCCCACATCCACATTAAGTCATAGGCTATATTATGCCCTATAAGTATTGTTGCTCTGTCAAGCAACTCTTGTATATCAGCATACTGTGTGCCATCTGTGTCCATACTAAACAAATACTCGTTACCTATATCTGTCAAACATCCTACCATAACTAACTTATTAGTAGGTTCGTATGGGTCGAGATGCATCCTGCCATCTCTCTTTGTTACTGTATTTTCTACATCTAATGTTAACTTCATGCACTATACCTCGCTGTGTGTGGGTTGATGTTGCAGTTTATCATGCCATGCCAACCTGTAATTTTATTCTTAACAACATTCAAATGTCTCATAGTTGACTCTTCATCTATACCTTCAACACTTGCAGGTTGTCCTATCAGTATCATCAAATCTGCTTCAGCAGCCTTACCTGTACGTGAGCCTTCCATCATTGCCTGATTAAGTCTCTGTCTACCCTCTGCTTCTGCATTGAGTTGTGACATGTAGAATATAACACAATTATATTGTTTTGCAATCTGTCTTGCATATATTGCATTTGCCTTGAGTGCTTCATCAGGTCTAGCATAACCTGCAGTACGTGCAAACTTATCTCCCATGTCAATCACAACCACGTCAGGATTAACACTCTTGCACATACTTTCTACCCAAGACATGTCCTCGCCTGTCACATCTTTTATCTTTATATTAGGTGACACAAGCCTATATCTATCCCTAGCCTGTGCAGGATTATCTTTTATCTGATACTTATCCATGTTTGTGGATGCAGTTAGATACCTAAAACCTACCCTGTCGTAGGACTCTTCATTGCACAAGACAACACACTTAGCACCTTGTCTTGCAAAACCATTGTCTCCTACAAGGAGAGATGCATGGAAGCTAGTCTTACCTGTATTAGGTCTTGCACCTACCTCAACAAGATAGCCACCATTTACACCTTCTACCTTTCTAGCTAACTCAGGTAAATTAAACGACCATCTAGTCTGCTGACTTTGTTTAGCTATCAAAGTGTCAAATGAGATGTCATCCCATTCTATCTTCATCTCAGGTGTAAAGTCATCGTTGTACTTCTCTAGTAAGTCACGTAGAGGTTTCATACTTGTCTGTACACCATTGACAAAGTCAAAGCCAAGATTGGCTACGTCTTCTCCAATAACTTGTTGGAACAGTTTGGATAACACATCCTGTGCTATATCTGTTCCCATAGGCTTTTGCTTTTTAATATCGTTAAACAATGCAGAGTATCCTTGCTTCTGTGCAGTTGTCATAGCAGGATTGCTAGACAAGAACAGAGCTTCAAGTTCATCAGGGGTCACATCCCTGTCATACTTTCTCATTGCTTTATCTATTGTGTGCTTGATAGTCCTAGCATCTTTGCTAAATAGTCTATCAGGACACCTTGCACCTCTATGGTCTTCATAGAAGTCTTTGTTCATTAAGCTACGTAATAGTGCTAGTTCCATGTTGGTTCTCCTTTGGGGTTAGTTTATATAAGTTGTTTAAGTCTTCATCTTCTCCATATTTCAAATCATCTTTCAGTCTCAATACTTTTACGTCATTGACATATCCTCGTAACTCTTTTGCAAAGGCTAGTGTTTTGGGCATTGCATCAGGGTCTAAGGCTATGATAGCAGTTGAGAATTGTGATAGGTATCTCTTGTGTGATTCGCTTAATGATGTTCCCAACACAGCTACCCCTACATAAACACCATTGCCTACAACAGATGCACTTACACAATCCTCAACAACTACAGCCACCTTACCACATCCATAAGTGAAAGGCAAGTCACTATTTCCATATCGTTTCCATTTGGGCAGACGAAATCCCACAGACCTACCAACTGCATCTACAATTAGTTCATCTTTCTTGACAGGAAATACAACTCTCCTTTCTTTTATGTCGTAGTACAACTCTAACTTATCACATTCTAGATTCCATAACTCACAAAAGTCCATGACCTCTCGTCTGTGATTATGTTGTACTACATACTCAGGTAAGGCGAAACCTGTACTATCTTTTTGGACATCTAACTTCACAGTCTTGATGTCATCCACAGATAAGTTAACCTTCTTTGTACCTGAGATAGGACAAGAAGATTTGTAACAGTTCCAAACTAACCTACCCATGTTGTTGGTAACAGTAAATGTTTTATAACCATTACAACTAGGACAGTTAGTTCTTTTTGTTTCTCCTACACTTAAATGTAAATCATTTATATGATTATATATATTCATATTATATACTCTTAATGTAATTAGTACGTAATGTCAAGGCACTTTCTGCACTAGCATACGTATTTTTCATATAAGGTTTAACTGATTGTGGGTTTGCATGACCTGTGACAGACATAATCTGACCCATAGGTACTCCTGCTTCCACCATTTCTGTTGTACCTGTCCGTCTAAGGTCAGAAATACGTAGCTCATCAGGTAAACCTGCTTCTTTTATCACTCTTCTAGCCACTTTTGACAGTCTCTGTATGGCATATGGACTGTAAACACCCTTCATAGGTGTTGGATAGGGTGCAACATAAGGCTGAAAGTCATAATCTTTTGCTTGCTGAGTAAGCATTTCCAATAAGTCAAGAGAAATCGGCAGGTGTACTACACTTCTTCTCTTTGACTGTTGCAAATTTAACACACCTTTGTCAAAATCTATACTTGAGAACTGTAAAATTCTCATATCTCCCACTCTTTGACACCATTCATATGCCATTTGTACTATCAATCCTAAGTTTCTGTGCTTAAAATCCTCATAACAGTAGTTAAGAAATTTCCTAACTTGTTCTTTTGTCCATACAGTTGACCTAGCATGAGCAGATTTACGTTTGAAAGTAGAGAAAGGGTTGCTTTCAGCATACCCCATCTCCATTCCAAAGGAATATATCTTACGTGCTACTGATGTAACTGCATTAGCCAAGTACACGCCACGACCAAGCCATACTTCGTATGCTCTTCGTGCTATCGCACCTGACATTTTCGTAAGCCTTATTCCTGCCATACTTTTGCCATTAACTTTTGTGTCCAATAAAACAGTTACGCAATATTGATAATCATGTTTAGTTTTATCAGCTAACCTATTGAAATCGTTAGACAAATAGTATTTATTTGTTAGGTCTTTTATGTTCACTAGTATGTCCTTTCATAAACTTCAAAACCAAACTCTTGACAAAACTCTTCTACTGTATCTAGTTTAGGTTTCATTTTGTTTTCATACGTAATATTATTTTTTAGAAATCGTAGCATGTTTTCCATAGAATGAAACTCTTTGTAATCATAATCTGTATATATCACGTCTCCTATTCCATCAGGTCTAAAATCTTCTACATCAAACTCACTTCTAAGTACATACTTTTTCTTGTAAGGTTTTATATAGGTTGAAGTTACACCTCTAGGAGTACGTCTCCATTGTATATAATCGTGTAACCAATATACTTTACCCATGATGAACCAAGGTAAATCCCATTCATCTGCCATCTCATATAAATTTCTTAGCCAATTTTTAGGATTCTCAAGTCTCTTCTTTTCATCATTCCAAAAGATGTCATACCAACACCAATGTTCTATGTCTCCATTTTTGTCATATATAGGCATATCACACCTGCCATGCTATGTAAATACATAGTCCTATGATTAATAACTTACCATAGTCGAGGTCAAACTTTGTACCCTCTCCAAAATTTTTATGATAATCTACATTTAAGAAGTCTATAATTCTATGCCACATTTTTCTTTCCTTTCTTTATAAATCTATAATCTCTCCACCTGTCTGCATAACTATGCTCACACTTAGGCAACTCTAAATTAAATATGTCTGCTAATATAAATTCTAAGCTAGGTAATTCAACTACTGTATGGTAGTCTAAAGGCATACCATCATTAACATTATTAACTATATCTTTCAAGTTGTTAACTTGCTTTAATAGTCTTTCCTCTTGTGCTTCTGTAAGTTTAATCGTTGTCATGCTACTTCTCCTTTCATCCAAGTTGGTTTCTCTGTATACTTGTATCTCGCAAATCTAGACTTGTCAACAATATAAAATTTACGATAGGCTTCTACAGGAAAGAACTCATTTGTTTTCAAGTCATCATGCCCACTAAAACATTGTGGGTGTGGTGTTCTTTTACCATCAGGTAAATATATTCTGCCTTCCCACAGAGATGTAAAGTGTTTGATTGCACCATGTATCTTTTTATATCTTCTACTGTACTCACTTAGCATACAGTCATACAAACAAAAAGCAAAGAGATAGTTTGACCTATTCTCCATTGCCCATAATGTGCATGGATGCTTCTGATGTACAGGTTTGTACAAGTCATGCTCCTTTGCATAGTCAGGTGCATGATGCCATAGTGTAGTGCATAGCATCTGTGCTTCTTCTAGTGGCATCTTGACTACGTGTTG